AACTCAAACTCTTGGTCTAATTGTACATTAATTGATTTGTTAATACCAAGTTCGGTCTTAATTCTATATGAATCACCCATGTAATATCTTTAGTTTATAAATAGTTTATGTGTAATTTTTAAGAATCAAATAGACACACATTGTAAATTATAACCCAAAGCTTAGGATAATAAACCTATTAAGAGAATGTAGTGGATTGGAAATTTACTACTGAAACTTTAATATCCTTACTTGGATATCTTATTTGATACACTTGGGAAGGCTGTGCGAAAATTGTATCTGCAACAGGATTAATTTGTCTGGTTTCAGGGTCCGAATATTGCATAGATGTTTCGGCCGAAGAATACTGACCCCCCACATTATTGAATACTTTTATTCCCGCAACAGTAAGAACACCATTTTGATTCTGAACAATACTTTGAATCTCGGACAAATAAACATTTTGTCCCAATTCCCTTACCTGTGGATTAAAGTAAGTAGAAATTCTATCTACAACATCAGCAATAACTTGTCCTGAGTTCTGTGCTGAAGTTAATACAATCGATACTTCTACACTTAAATCAATAACCTCTGCAGTAAAAATAGATATGTAATCATTCATCATCCTATAGTTAGACAGATAAGTTGCAACATTCTGTTTCAAAGTATTAGAAACAATGTTTGTCAATTTCCCTGAAGTATCATAAGATAACAATTGAATTAAAATTTTATTGTTATTTTCTGTAACAGAAACTTTTGCAGGTGCTCCAAACTCTGATGGCATGTTCCTGATAATAGATTCATAATCTTGAACTGTAACTGCTCTTTTCTGTGCCGAGAAGTTAAATGAAACATAATTTCTAATTTCTTCTAAAGAAGGTAGTCCCGCTCCACCAATCGCAGCAGTAACGTTATTACATCTTAAAGAATTAACTACCGATGAATTTGTAAGTTCCGATGGTCCATTAACAAAGAAAGACACTGTTCCAATTTGAGTAATAACATTTGTTCCTAAGTTAGTTCCTAAACCACCACCAACTCGATATTGAACAAAAAGAGTTGAGTTAGGTATTAAGGCCGACCCCAAAGATAAATTGTTTGAATATCTTTGTAAGTCTATTGTTGCTCCCAATGTTGTAAATTGATTCAAAGCATCTTGAGCAGTATTAGTACCCCCACCAAAAGTTAATTTCTTAAACCCTTCAGGAGTATATTCACTAATGAATCTATTTTGTGTTTGAATATATCTACCAACTTTGATACCAGGTTGGTCGGATACTTTTGTAGGGTCTTCGATGAAAACTCTATCTTCGGCTAATGCATCGACTTCATACCATTTATTAGAAACCCCCAAGAATTCTGCGGTTGTTGGAATGTTGGTATAATCAGTACCACTCTTAAGTAAAACGCTTGTAATACCTAATACATTTTTTTCAGGTAGGAATAATTCAAAGAATGGTTTTACATCGTTTGGTGTTATAACTCTTTTGAAAACTTTAGTAATACCATTAACAACTAATTCTCTTTTGGTAATAGTATAATTTACCAAAATATTATTTGCGTTGAAGTTAGGTATTTTTAATCTGTTAGGAAATCCTTGAGCATTGTATGGTGATGTGAAATCAACGTCATATATGTTTTCAAATATAATACCCGCTCCTGATACTTGAGACCCTCTTGCCAAAGTTCCGAGATATCTTGCATCTTCTTGGTCTCCAAATGCTGGTACGGTGATTGAAAAATCAACTAAAGAAACTGATGGTCTTTGGCCGGGAAGTTTCAGTCCATAAGTTCTTGCAATATTGTATATTGAAGATCTCTGTTGGGCATATTGAAGGACTGTCTCTTGAATACTTCTATCAATATGATAATGTAAGTTATCTGCAACCGCGGCATTCAAGTCCAAAAATACTGAGAATACAGAGGCATCATTAAAATCCTGAATTAGTTCGGGATAATATGTCCTTACATAATTTAATAACTCAGTTCTTATTCCTTGATAATCTCTGGTTGTATATGAAATTTTACGATTTGCCATCTATATTAAATATTAATAATAACAAAATCACTTTGAGCAAAAGTCGATCTGTTGTTTGAGTAATCTATTCTAATTTTTGCGGTGTATTCAGAAGTACCTTTGCCAGGTAATCTATAAATTGGAGACTCACTTGTTCCCACAATATTTTCACCTAGCATAGTATCAACTTCCTCCATAGGATCCGCAGGTGTAATTGTTATTTGATTCAATAACAGGTTCGGCATAAAATTTTGAACCGCATCCCTTATATCTGATTGTATTGCGTCAAAAGTTAAACCATCAAAAGGTTCAAATAAAAATTCGTATAATCTGGTTCCAAATTCAGGTAAATAATATCTACTTCCTTTTCTAGTTAAAAGTAAGTGAATTAAATCCGATTTTACCTGTTGAGATTCTAATTGAGTGAGTTCTAAAAAATCACCTCTTCTTGAATCTTTAAAAGGAAAATTTATACCATATGTAAATCCATTCGCCATAAAGATAAATATAAGACCCTTGTTTTTCCTTATAAATAGCCATAAATAAAAAATCCCGATATATATCGGGATTAATTAATTTAATTAAGAAGAACAACCAAAACAATCAATTTCAATTCCTTCAGGTTTTGGTGGTAAATTCATACTACTGTAATCTATTTTAGGAACTTCCACATTTGGTTTTGGTGTCTTAACCTTTGATAAGTCCAACGCTAGGTGTTTAGCTCCAGTTGAAATCGCCTTAGTCCTTACATAATAACACAATGTTTTCAAACCTTTTTCCCACGAATGAAAGTGAGATGATGTAATTTTAGACAACGTAGGGTTCGACATATATATGTTCATAGACTGAGATTGGTCAATGAATGGTGCTCTATCCGCAGCCATATCAATTAACTCTCTCTGTGATATTTCCCAAATTGTTTTGTATTTTGGAATTAGATGTTCAATTCTTTTAACCTTTTTGTTGTAGTTTTTGTCTTCAGTATCGAGGTATTGATTGAAGTTAATATTTTGTATTGAACCTTCATTCACAATAATTTCATTCTTCAAATCTTCAGACCAAATACCAATTTTTTCAAAGTCATTAATTAAGTACTTGTTCACAATCATAATTTCCCCACCAACAACTCTTCGGTTGAAGAGTGCTGAGTGAGCAGGTTCAGTCATTTCGAACGACCCTGTAATCTTGGCAGATGACGCAACTGGCATCTGAGCGGTAAACAATGAATTACAAACTCCAAATTCTTGTACATCTTTTTTCAATGTATCCCAATCCAAACTCAAATCAGAAGACTCAACTCCCCACATATCGAATTGGAAAATACCTTTTGACATTGGAGAACCTTTGAAGAATTCGTAAGGGTGTCTAATTCCTTTCTTACACAAATCATTACTTTCAGTAATTGATGCAAAATAAATCGCTTCAAATATTTTTTTGTTCAAGTCCTTAGCCTCATCCGAAGTGAAAGAATAGTCCATTAAACAAAAAACATCTGCAAGTCCTTGAACCCCAATAGCAATTGCTCTTTGTTCAAGTCCACCTTTTAATCCTTTTGCAGTTGAATAACTATTTTTATCGATAACATTGTTCAACGCTCTGACAGCCTTTCTTACTTCATGAATTAGTAATGTATAATCAAATTTACCTTCAACAATAAAGTTCTTCAACACAATAGAAGATAGTGTACAAATAGCAGTTGTCTCCTCATCAGTAAATTGATAGATTTCATTACATAGATTGGACTGTTTAATGACACCAATATTTTGATGATTTGTTTTTTTGTTTGCGCTATCCTTAGCACATAAGTATGGAACACCTGTCTCAACTTGGGATTCAATTACCTTACTCCAAATCTCCTGAGCCTTTACCTTTTTACCAATACCAGCATCAATTGCAAGTTGATAATTTTTCTCATACTCCTCACCATAACATTCTTGTAACGGTTTAATACCCGCTTTAAGAATATCATTAGGGCAGAACAAATACCATTCTTCGTTATTCTTAACCGCTCTCATAAAGTTATCAGGAATCCACAAGGCAGTGAACAAGTCTCTTGCTCTTAATTCTTCCGCTCCTGTATTTTTCTTGATATCCAACAAGTCCATAATATCTTTATGCCATGGTTCTAAGTAGATAGCCGCGCTACCAGGTCTTCTTCCCTGTTGATTAAAGAACCTTAATGATTCATTAACAATCTTCAAGTACTTTAATAGACCACCAGCAAATCCTCCTGAAGATTTAATTCGACTTTCTTTACTTCTAATATTAGACATAGACAATCCAATACCCGCAGCATCCGAAGAATAAGTTGAAATATCATTCAATGATTTTAGTAATCCATCTCTTGAGTCTGAGTTGTTATAATGTAACACACAAGACGCTAACTGAGGAACTTTAGTTCCAGAGTTAATCATGATTGGAGTTGCCTTAGAAATCCGTTGACTTGACAAAGATTCATAATAATCCATCGCCTCTTCAAAAGTATTTGTTACCCATAGAGCAACTCTCATATACATGTGTTGAGGTCTTTCGATTGTTTTTCCTTCAGGTGTTTTCAACAAATACATTTCCTGTAAAGACCTCCAAGCGAAGTAATCGAAATTATAATCATTTTCGTGATTGATTACTTCATCAATTTTACTTGGCCCATATTTTTCAATAATAGACATAAGGTCATCATGTACAACACCGTCAACGTGTAACGTATGCATTGTATTTGAAAAACTCGGGTCAGTTTCTTTGTGGTAAGAAGAAATTGCTACAGAGGATGCAAGTCTTGAATAATCGTAGTGACTACCAGTATAAGCCGCTGCAATCTCGTACACAAGTTTATCCAACTCCTTAGTTGTTATATTTCCTTCAGTAGGTACTGAGGTAATAACTTTGATAAAAATTTCATCAGAGTTAACATTCAACCCTTTTGCAGCACGTTTAATTCTATTATAAATTTTTTGAGGGTTGAAAGACTCTCCTTCCCCCCCTCTTTTTTTGATTTTTAATGACATCATAAGTATTAAGATATTAAATTAAAAGTCAGAATCAAATGATATTGTCTCATTCAATTTCGCTTTTTGATATTCCATTGTTCTTGACTCGAAAAAGTTACCTTTGGTCTCAACGGCAATTTGTTCCATAAACTTAAATGGTTGTTCTACGTTGAATTCTTTTTTACATCCAAACTTAACCAACAGACCATCAGTTACGAACTCAAGATATTGTTTCATCAAGTTAGAGTTCATACCAATTAGTGACACTGGTAGAGATTCAGTGATAAATTCTTTCTCAATCTCAAGTGCTGATAATAGAATTTCTTTAATTCTTTTTTCACTTGGTTTGTTTTCCAAGTGGTTGTTCACCAAGTGAATTGCGAAGTCACAGTGTAGGTTTTCATCTTTGAAGATTAGACTGTTTGCATTACTTAGTCCTTGCATTATACCTCTTGACTTCAACCAAAAAATTGAACAGAATGACCCTGAGAAAAAGATACCTTCAACCGCAGCAAACGCGACAAGTCTCTCAGCGAAAGTTGAGTCTTCAATCCAATCGAACGCCCATTTAGCTTTCTTCTGTACTGCAGGTAGATTATCTAGTGCTGTGAAACACAATTGTTTTTCCTCTTCGTTTGAGATGTAGGTATCAATCAATAGTGAATACATCAAACTGTGGATATTCTCCATCATCAGTTGAAACCCATAAAAAAACTTTGCCTCAGGATATTGCACTTCCTTCAAGAAATTTTCCGCAAGGTTTTCATTTACAATACCATCCGAAGCTGCAAAGAATGATAAAATATTCTTGATAAAATATTGTTCATTTTCGGTTAGGTTATTCCAATCTCTAATGTCATTTGTTAAATCGACCTCTTCCGCAGTCCAAAACGCTGCCTGATGTTGTTTGTAAAATTCCCAAATGTCATCATGTTGAATTGGAAAAATGACAAATCGGTCGGGATTCTCTACTAAAATTTTTTCCATAATTAATTAATTGTTTTTTTATATTGTTTGTTTTTGTTGTTCTTCTTTTTGTTTTCTTTTCTCCATCAACTCTTTGACTCTGTCTCTCTTCTTCTCTTCTTGTTGTTCTTCAAATCCTAAAAACGTAACTGAACTTTCAGTATCAATTTCAAGAAGTTCGTTGTTGAACTTACAATTTTCGAATACAACTCCGTCTTTTCCAAGACGTGACTTTGTAATCGCAATTGTAGCGAGATTCATTTCCTTTTGTTGAAGAGTTTTTGCCACCGTAATGATGACGTGTCCAACTTGAGCCTTTTTGATTGACCCTCCCATTTGGTCAGTGGTTACCACCTCAGAAGAAATAGAACTTCTATTACCTTGAGTTGCAGTCCAACCAACCAAGTTGAGTTCGTGACACATAGCCTCAAACCCTCTCATTACCGAACCTTCAGCCTTCCACTCGTCCTTTGATGATGACTCAGGTAATACACAGTCGATATAATCTAACATAATCATATCAAGTTTATTTCCATCCGCAATCATTTTTCTAACCTGATTTTTAAGTTGGTTCATTGTCATAGTATCCGATGCCAATTTCTTCAATACAAGTTTATTTTTCATTGTTTCTTGTATTTCAGTAACCTTTGACATTACATCTTCTCTATGTTTTGCCAACTCATCAGGTGGAATACCTGTCCATAT